TGAAGGGTGTGGGGCTCCGCCGGGTGTAGCACTAAACCAAGCAATATAGCTTGCGTCATGGTTGAAATCGATTAAACCCATAGTAGTTACAGGATTACTATCAGGAGGTGATATAGGTTGTATAAAACGTCGATTAACAAAACGACTATCTAAAGGAATTGGATAACTATATACTTTGCCGTTATATGGTACTGGAACTCCAGCATTAAAATTCATTGGACCAGTGTGACCTTGACCCATAAAATTCGGAAACTCACAAACACGATATGGACCTCCACCGTATCCTTCGTATTGATACTGTGGAAATTCTACCCAATTAGGCACTCCGCCTTCATCAGCAATAGTAGAGCCAACAAATGGAAGCATGTCAGGTGCACCTCTAAAAGATGCAGGAGCATCTGCTATTAATCCATATCCATCGGCTAGCCCGAATTGCCTGTCAGTTGTCATTTTAGCAAAGTCGGGCAATTCCTTAACTAATTCTTTAGCAGCAGTTGCTCCTAGTGATTGCAACGGATTTGCAGAACTAGGTGATGCTGCTGCATTTACAGCTTCTTGTTTTTGCTGCGAAAGACTTTTTGCAACAATAGCACCTGTTATAGGATTTATTAAGTCTGCTAGTAGATTAGGAATATCAAGAGCAGATTGGTATTCTGGCCTCGGTGCAGGCCATCTTCTATTAGGCAACGTTTTGTCAGCAATATCTACAACTCTACCGGGGCCTTTTTTAACATTTGTGGGTTGTGCTGTAGAATATCCTATCTGGGCATCCATACTCCTATAACCAAGATACTCTCCTAAAGCGTAAGGGGTATTTTGTTTTATAGGACCTACTTCTCCTTCATCTTCAGATACGCCACCCTCGGCTTCCCAATAGAATTTTCCATCTATCCTTAACAAAGCTCTTGTTTCTTCCGGATTTGGTTCAATTCCAAGTGCTGTAAGATAATAGTCTCTTTGTTTTTCGGGTGAACCTAGTATACCGTCTTCACCTGACATTTCTGAAGGATTGCCTATACCTCCGTTTAGCGGCACAGGTGTTTCTATTATTTTTCTAACTGCTTCTGCTTTATTACCACTTGCACCACTTAACGATACCGCAAGACTTGCTTTTTCTAAATCGTTCATTACCCAACTGGCAACTAATCCTGTATCAGGATTTTCTGAACGCTTACGTATTAGGCGGATTTCATCTCTAATATTAGTAGTAGCAGTTATTATACGATTATATTCAGGTGTTAAATCTAAATGTTTATACGGATCTGGCATTAGGCTATGTTATCCCTTGTTTTCATTATGTCTACTAAGTATTGCGGAGCTAAGTCTGTTTTTGTAGGTAGCCCTTCTGATTTTCCGCCGCCCCAATATCTATTTGAAAGAATTCCTGTTATTTTTTGAGCTTGTTGACCCTTCCAAGCAATATCAACATGTATCTTCCTGTTTTCCATGTAACCTCTACCAATACCAATTCCTGTACATCCTGCATTTGCACAACTCTGTACAAATTTTAACATTATTTCTAAGTCATCTTTCTTTGTAGCAATTAATTCTTCTCCGCCGATTTTATCTTTGTAAAGAAGAACATCTGCTGCATAACCTTTGTCATGTCTGTTTGATCCAGTCCTATTCTTTCGGTCTACTCCGCCTTGATTCCTTGGAACTTGTCCGCCACTTACAATCAAAACATCAACTTTTGCTTCGGCGGCTGCACTTTCTATTATACTATATAATTCTTGTTGAATTGGTAAAGCTCTATGAGAGCCTGCATTGCCATACTTAACTAAACCACTGCCGCTGCCTGTCTTCACTGAAAAAGCAGTAAAAGGTGCATCAGGAAGTGCAACGAGTGCTCCAGTATCATTTGTTACGCTGTCTTCACCGCCATATCCTACTGGTTTTTCCTGTGTTGTTCCTACTCCTCCAATATACCCGCCAATTGATGCTCCAGCAGATTGAATACTTGCATATGTAGTAGGATTTACATTTACCCAATTAGTAGGATTTGCAAGCTCTCCATTAATTTGATCTAGTTGGCCTGAACTTTGTAATGCCTCCATTTTCATTGCATGTTGTGCAATGTTTGCAGGATTGTTTGCTACTGTATCAGCTTGCCTTACATATATACCTTTAGTGTCTGTATCTAACCTATCAGCAATTATACGCATGTCATATTGTATATCTTCGAATATAGATGCTATTTCTCTTAGGCATGCTTGATGGGCAAGGTCATGGTCAATATGAACATGATCATCGGGTTGTGAGCCTGGATCTGTATCAATATCAGGATGATTTACAGTAGTTTGGCCAAGGCCTTCTACTGTGCTTTCTTCGAATATATTTCCAGGTCTTGCAGCCATGATACTCCTCTAAATATTATTATATATTTATCTGGAGTTTTATACCATTTGAATATTGCTGGTACTCGTAGTGTATTGTTTTGCGATATCTGATTCTGTTTTAGCGATACAACTTACAGTGGATGCTAAAACGTTAAATTTAGCATCTGGTGATACACTATACATATATGGTGCTAGTCCTAGTCCTTGCTGTTGCATAACTAGTACCATAGGTTTATGTAGTGTAAATTTTGTATCTGATTCGTTTTCAAGACGAGCAACAATCTCTTCGCCTGAGCTTAGTTTTAGAGACACGGTGTCTCCGTTTTTGTAGGGAGTTTCAATTAACATTATAATGAGTGTCCTGTTCCTGTGAAATTAGTTTCTTCTACGTATTTTGTAAACTGTTCGTAGCCGCCAACTTTTAATCCGTTAACAACAATCTGTGGGAATGTACGAGCTTCTGGGAACTCTTCTAAAACTTTTTCACGTTCAAAGTCTTTTCCTAGTTCTAAATACTCAAATTGATATCCACGCTGTTCACAAAATGCTTTTGCCTTAGTGCATGATGGACATGCTGGTTTTCCCCATATATAAATCATAATGAAAATCCTTTTAAACTGTCCTTATCAACATCCTGTTTAATACCACCAATGATATAAGATTCTACCTCTGTTTCTTGCGGGGCTACCTGCAAGCCTGAACTTGATAACCAGTGTGTCGTCCACGGTAGTGGGTTAGTATTTACTGGCTGATCAAAGATTGCATTCATGCCTAGTGCTTTCAAGCGACGATTTGCAATATACTCTACATATTGATGTAGCAATGTGCTGTTGAGTCCAATCATTGAACCGTCTTTAAACAAATAATCTGCCCAATCTTTTTCTTCTGCAACACACTCACGCCATAGAGCGTAAACTTCTTCTTCACACTCTTTGGCAATAGAAGCCATTTCTGGATCGTCTTTGCCTTGAGCCCAAAGTTTTAGTACATGTGTTGACAGTGCCAAATGCTGTGCTTCGTCGCGAGCAATCAATGAAATAATCTTAGCACTACCTTCCATCAGTTTAAGTTCACCAAAACCAAATGTGCAAGCAAATGAAACATAGAAACGAAGTCCTTCTAAAATATTTACAGTCTGCATTGCAAGGTACAGTTTCTTTTTAACATCACGCATATTGCCTTCACCACGATGCATAAACGCATCAGCTGCGTCGTTGAACTCGTCATAGTATTTGGTTACACTTTGAGCTCGTGCTAGAATTTTTTCGTCATCTAAGATTGTATCAAACACTTCACTTGGGTCAGCGTACACATTTTTCATAATGTGTGTATATGAACGTGAGTGGATAGTTTCAAAAAAGTCCCAAGTAACAATACAACCTTCAAGCTCTGGCAAACTTACGTGCGGTAAGAAAGCCAAACAAGGACCGCGTCCTTGTACACTGTCCAACAGTGTTTGGTACTTTAGATTTGCAGTAAAGATGTGTTTCTGCTCTGGACGGAAGTTAGCATAGTCTGCTCTATCTTTTTGCAGTGATACTTCTTCAGGGCGCCAAAAGTAACCCAGCATAGTTTGATTTAGTTTGTCGAACACAGGAAATTTGAATGTATCATATCTCTGTGTGTTTTGATCCTCTCCAAAGAACATAGGTTGTTTTGTGAAATCAACTTTTTCTTTGTTAAAAACAGTTTTTGTCATTTGTAATCCTCTGTGTCTGTCTACATTATTAAGTATATTATACTTGCCGACAAAAGTCAACAATTAAATTGCACATGCATCACATGCTTCTTCTTCGTCTGTAGACAGTCCCTGAGGCAGTTCTACTTGCAGTTTTTCTTCTTCTAGTTCACTTGGATCAGTTTTATAATCGTAAGTATTTTGATAATAAGAAGTCTTCCAACCGTATTTATACGTGTTCAACAAGTCCTGAAGCATCACACTCATAGGAACTTCATTGTTTTCATAGTGTGTTGGGTTGTAACTCCAGTTGCCTGAAATTGCTTGGTCAAAGAACTTCTGCATTACCGCAACTACGTTGATATACCCTTCATTGCTTGGCATATCCCAAAGTAGTGTGTAGTAGTTCTTTAGTGTTTGATACTGTGGAACAATTTGCTTAAGAGGCCCTTTTTTCGACTTCTTAACGGACAGGTAGCCGCGGGGTGGTTCGATTCCATTGGTTGCGTTTGACACAACAGAGCTGCTCTCCGATGGCATCTGTGCGGACAATGTTGAATGTCGTAGCCCGTGTTGTTTGATATCATTGCGTAAACTATCCCAATCATAGTTTAGTTTATGTGGTACAATAGAGTCCACATCCTTTTTGTAAGTATCAATTGGTAAAGTGCCATCACTGTATTTAGTGCGGTTGAAATACTCACAAGCACCACGCTCCTGCGCTAAAGTGTTGCTGGCCTTTAGCAAATAATATTGAAATGCTTCTGTTAAGTCATGTACCATTTTCCATGATTCTGTGTCACTGTACTGAACTTTATTTTTTGCAAGGTAGTGTGCAAGACCAATGTAACCAATACCTAAACTACGACGAGCTTTTGTTGAGATTTCAGCAGCCGCGATTGGGTAACGCTGATAGTCAATAATTTCTTCCAAGGCGCGAACAGCAAGATCGCAAAGCTCTTCTAAATCATCTAAATTCTTTATAACTCCTACGTTAATGGCACTTAAGATACACAATGCTATCTCTCCATTCTCGTCATCAATATGTTGTAGTGGTTTGGTAGGTAGTGTAATTTCTTGACACAGATTACTCATGTAAACAGTATCTTTAAACGAGCTGTGTGTGTTACAATGATCAACATTCATAATATAAATGCGCCCTGTCTCAGCACGTTCTTTGATTAAAGCAGAAAATAATTCCATTGCATCAATCTTCTTTTTCTTAATGCTTGTAGCACGTTCATACTTTTCGTATAACTCTTGGAACTCTGCAGGATCGCCAAAATATGCTTCGTATAGTCCTGGCACATCATGTGGCGAGAAAAGGCTAATTTCTCCTCCAGATAATAACCTTTCGTACATTGTTTTGTTCAACTGTATGCTGTAGTCTAATTTACGTACACGGTTATCTTCTGTGCCTTTGTTGTTCTTTAGCACAAGGATGTCTTCAATTTCTTGATGCCAAAACGGAAAATGTACAGTTGCACTGCCGCCACGTACACCGTTCTGTGTGCAACATCTTACTGTGCTTTCAAACTTCTTAAGGAAAGGAATGATACCTGTGTGGGCTACTTCTCCTCCTCGGATCTTACTGTTAACCCCGCGTATCCTTCCGCTATTGATACCAATTCCAGCTCGTTGCGCTGTATAA